TAACAACAAGGTCTATAAGTATTCTCTAATATCCGGAGACCAATCACGCCAGTGATTACCGAAGTCTTCTTCGTCACCCTTTCTTGGTGGTTCTTGAATCTCCAAGTCTTCGTGACTACCATCCACATCCATCATGTCCTCAAACTCCATTCCCTCTTCGAGAATACCTTCCTCGACGAGTTTCTTGAACATATTTTCGTCGATGGCAAAGGACATCATAATCTGAGAGATGTCCATTTGTTCTTGCATCTTTTCCATTTGTTCCTTTTGCTGCTTGAGAACATCTTCCATTGAAATCTCTGGACGATCGACCTCGGCCTGATAGAGTTTCATAGCCTGGTCGTCTGGAACTAGAAAAAGAGCAATCCAGTCTTCTGGGATTGCTATCTTAGTTGATTTGGTATATTCAAGCCAATTTGAGAGTGTGAGAATCTCTCTTCGGATTCCATAGAATGGGTCGGTAACGGTTGTAATCTTCATGAGCATTGGGTTTTCCAACATCAACCTTCCGCTCTTCTTGCCAACAATCTTTGTAATAATAGATTCACCGCTTCGTAGTTTTAGAATCTTATGTGCAGCCATAGTATCTCCTAAAGATTGATGGTGAGAGGTTTGAAATGAAATCCCTCTGATTTATATATCTTGATTCTTTCGAGGAAATGACGCAGCGTATGGTTGCGATATGATTTCCAAGAAAGATCATCTCCTATATCGTAAAGTCTGGCACAATCTTTGAACTCAGACTTGCGAAGTTGTCTTCCAATAGATTGTAGCACACGAACCCTTGATTTGGAAGGCGAAGCAAAAATAATGTTGTGTAATCGGCGAATCGAAACACCTGTAGAGAATGTTCCGTATGAAGCGATGATGATGGCATCATCTACATCCTCTGCTACTTGCCTTACCTCTTCTCTTGCATCCACATCTGTTTGACCGTGAATGAAGAACACCTGTTTGTTTGGGTGTGTCTTCTGTATCATATCATACAATACTTTGCCGTGCTTTTCAACATACTGGAACAAAACAAGAGTATTGCCCTTGAGACTTCCAGTTAGATTTTCGATGAACTTGTTTCGCTTTTCGTTCTTGACAAGCCAGTCCATCTCCTCCTGATACTTGAGTTTCTTTGCTGCTTTCTTTTCTTCGTCAGAATAGTTCAATAGTATTGAATCTATTTTCAATTTTGATAGGAGGTCTTTGTCGATGAGGTCTTTCGTTGAAGTCACGTTGTAAACAGAGCCGAACAAACCTTCGATGACTAGTTTATGTGTCAGAGTCCCGTCGAGAGTTCCAGTTGTCCCTATACGAAATGGGCAGTCTTGTAGTTTCGTCATAATTTGTGTGAGAGATTTTGCCTTGAATAAATGGCATTCGTCACCAAAGACAACGCGAAAGTTCTCGAAGTATTTCGTAGGAAGTTTGTAGATACTTTGCCAAGTTGAGATGACAATCTGTTTGCTCGTATCTTTTTCTTGTCCACCGAATATCTTATGACAATACTTTGTAACATTCCAGCCTGCTTTACCAGAGTAGTCCTTGAAGTCATTATACATCTGTGTGACGAGAGATGTGGTAGGCACAATGATGAGCATCTTCTCGCCTTCTTTCAGAACGCTTTGGTAGTAACGCATCAGGCAATAGATGATGAGAGACTTACCAGAACCAGTCGGTGAGAGAAGAAGACATCTGTCGTTTGCGATGGCGTGTTGAATCGCATCCAGTTGGTGGTCATGAACGGAAATCTTCTTACCACCAGCATGAACATTGAGTTCTTCGTCAATCCACTTTCGTAGATGGTCCTGTGGTATAGTTTTGCCAATTGATGCCAAATCATCTGAAAGTTCAAAACTATATTTTCTATCTTTTGCAAATTTTATAAAATATGGCAATAATCCGCCATATAACTGTTGAGCATATACGTTATAAAGTTTGATTTGACCATCCCATATCTTGTTACGATATGCGGGCATAAACTTGTGGCCAGGAACCTTGAATGTGAAATAGTCCGAGAGTTCTTTTGCTAAACCTCGGTCGCATTGGATTTTTATGTTGACTGTGTTTTCTTTGGTAACAATAAAATCACTCATACATCTATTTATGAGTGTTTTGCCCTACGGTTGAAATGCCTTGCCGTGTATCTTTATGTTGAGGTCTTTCTTTGTTACCTTACCAGTCCAGCAACGAACAATCACATTGTTGACCTCAAGAAACGGAATGCTGCGATAGGTTTCCCAGTTGAAATCAAACTGGTCCATATACTCTTTATGAAAAGTAATTGAGCGGATACCAGACTCTCGTATTGCTATCGCGTCTATATCTGTTGGCGCCATTGGACAATATACATCCATTCCATAGCAAGACAAACCTCTCTGGCACGCTCGATAAATCAATGTCTGAATGGGGGTAGTTCGATACCAAGAACTTGAGCAGATATTCTCTGCCGCTAGAACGATACCAGACATACTTCCAAGTAGAATAGAAGAACACTGGGAGTCACAGGTAGAATGCGCCTGTGCGTGAACATAGGCGTGCTTCAGATATGCAGCATGAAGAATGTTGGTATCATACTCCACTGATGAACTTCCTCCATTCGATGGCACTACGAATGTTCCACTGGCGGTTGTTCATAATCTTTACTACGGATTCCAAATAGTTCACCTTTTCTTTGGTGAACGAAATCTTCATTCTCAAGGTTGAGAGTTCCGTATCCGATTCGATGTATTTATCAATGTCTGTTCTCAGAACATTCAGTTCAAAGGTTTCCCAACCCAATCTGTCGAGAGTGGCTTGGTCCATCTTACCAGTATAGTATTCCCACTTTAGACGAAGAAGTTTCTTGTAGTCCTCTTCCTGTTTGGTCAGGATAAGACGTTCGTCGTGAAAGAGGTTCAGATACTTGTTGTGAAGTTGTGGTGTCCGTAGAGACTCGATATCAAGTTCTGTGTCATCAATGGCCATATCTTCGCTGACCATCTGCCGTAGTTCACTTAGGTTCATATGTCCTCCGAAAAGGAGTGTAGCACACGTTCAATCAGGAGTCAAGTCTTTCTATGTCGTATGACGAATAGGCAAAAGTGCAGGTGGCAATAATCGGATCAGCATCGGACGATGTGCTGGTAAAGTCTATTCCCGAAAGGTTCTTCGGAAACAGTTCCTTGAAGTTGATATGAATCTTGCCTCTCATCGCACTATTTGTGATGGTGAGAGAAGCATCGGAGAAGTGTTGGTCTGGTCCTTCATATTCGGAGAAGTCTTCAGCGTTCGTGGTGGAACGCATCCAGTTGTAGATTTCAAGCCAGTTCTTGAGTTCTTCATCAACCACAAACGTGATGGTGAAATCATCGAATGTAAAGTCGCCAGGGCGTTTTGCTGGTGCGAAGTATGTTGGTTGCGAGACTTCACCGACATTGATGCCAGGAACATTGGCAGACTGACAGAAGTAAGTCACGGTGGAGATACGCTGCATCGTGAACTTGTATTCTGTAACCACCAGAGGATTGGTGTTTTCTGGTTGTCTACTTAGAATATTGTTTTGAAGTTGTGATGTACCACTGATATAGTCTGGCATAACTCCTCCTAATGTATGTATAAAGAAAGCGGGGGGTCTTTCGACCCCCCGCTTCGATTGCGATTCTAGTTAGAATCAGTATGAGAACGCTGTACCGATACCGTGTAGGTTGTCTACGCGGAAGATGCGGTAGTACTGGTTCTTGCGGAAGGCAGAACCTGCGGTTGGATCGGATGCTCCGCCAACATTGTTGATGCTAACGAATGGGTTGTTGACAAGACCATAACGGGTCTTGAATCCGATCTTGGGCTGGAAGGTGTCTTCACCGACTGCACGGACCATCTGTAGTGGAACGTATGGGCAGTAGAAGAGACCTGCGTCGTATGGGCTGGAACCCTTGTATCCGACGCACACGAAGTCGCGACCAGTATCGGCAGCGGCGGTGTGAGCAACGCCTGGACCGAAGTATGGGTCGATGTAGACGCGGATCTTACCGTTGAGTGTACCAGCAAAGGTGTTGCCAGTGTCGTCAACATTGAGGTTGGTAGCGAGTGCTGGTGAGATGTTAAGGAATCCACTCATAGCGAGGGCAGAAGCAACATCTGAAGAGCAGATGATGAAGTTACCCTTACCACGACGGGTATCCTTAGCGATACGGTTGCACTCACGCTCGATCTGGAACATGAGACCACGGTAACGCTCTGCGGACCAACGACCGTCTGAGTCGCGGGCGAGGTCGTAGACACCACCGACACCACGACCAGCGGTTGCGGCGAGTGGATCTGCGACAGTTGCACCAGCGGAGATACCAGCAGTGAGACCAACACCGCGACCGTAGAGGTCGAGATGCTGGGCACCGAGTTTAGCACCACGGTAGATGGTTCTCATGACCTCGCGGTTGATTTCAGCAAGAATCTCGCTTGAAAGAATGTTGGCGAGTTCTGACTCGGCATCGAGTCCGTGAACAGCCTTCAGGTCTTGAGCGAGTTCTGTGGTGTATTCAGCCTTGAGGGCGCGAGTCTTCGCTTCGACGGCAGTTCGCTCGATGCTGAATGCCATCTCGGGGAAGGCATTACCTGCACCACCAAGTCCTTCAGCCTCGGAGCGGGTGAAAGGATCGAGACCGTCGATTGGGTCGAGTGTAAAACCTTCGTAGTTCGATCCGAGGTTGTCGCCGATGTTACTATATGCAGACAGAGATCCTGTAGCACCAGCACGGTTCTGAGCCTCGTTGAAGAGGGCTTCATTAGCACTACCCTGTGAGTCATACTTAGCACGCATGGCAAAGATAAGTCCTGTTGGTCCAGTCATTGGCTGAACACCACAGACATCATAAGCCATCAGGTTTGGCATAGCACGACGAACG